GTGGAAGGAAGCGCCGCTTTGGAAGCCTGACGGATCTATTACAAAAGAAAACGGCTCTTAAAATGTGGGCAAAAGATAAAGATGCAATGGTTCGCTTTATGGCAAAACATTGTCATGTTAAGAAAGAGTGTACAGAAACAGGAGAGACAATACTTCGATATAATCTGGACGCACTAGGGCACTTTGATCAAGTCATAATAAAACATGAAAATGAGACATATGACCAAGCACAACGGCGCTTTTTAATAGACTTCTCTAAGCATTATGATATACAGAGAGTTAATGGTGAACCGACAATTGTGGCGAAGGGACTTAAAATGTTGACTTTTCCTAAAATAACAGAAGGAATGATCCATTCAGCGAATATTTTTCCAACTAAAATTCCAGAATGGAAATCTAATTGGTTTCCATCTGCTATACCTAAAACGCCTTTAGATCCTAAACATGTTGATATTGTTAGGGCAGTAGATAGGTATCAGCTGAATTGGAGGTTTCCTGGTTTAGTTATGCCTGAGCATATTCCACAATTGTGCATGAATGACCATTGGGTAGAAAGAGTTACTAAGACTGATAATCAGATACCTTCATTGAGGATTCTCTGTTTAAGAAAGTTGTCTATTTATAACCTAGCGTTCGGTGGTACAAAAGATTATCCATATGTAACAGATGCACAATATAATCCAGCTATAGGGTTAGAATCAAAACTTTTGAAAATGTTTAAAATGCACATTGGAGTGGATAGTTCTTATAATTTTAATGATACTCATTGTGCTTTAAAATTTTATTATGCATATTGTGTAGATTTAGATCCCATCCCTTTTACTATAGAGGAAGGAGATTTAAAATACTGGAAGTTTTCTAAAAGTAAATCTTCTTTGAGGAAATACCCAGATATTCCTAGTATGATTATTCAAGGAATAACAGTTAATTTCACTCATCATCCGTCAAAGAAACAAGCTAAGCATATTATCTTGAGTGAAATAATTAATCAATTGAATAGGATATATGAGGAAACACGATATGAGGTACCACTAGTAAAGAATTTGATAAGGCATATCACTTCAATGGCTCCTAAAGGCCAAAAATTATCTGTCCATGATTACGGTAAGATGGATGAGGAAAGTGTTAAGGCAATATATAATAAATTGCGTTTATTCTTTATTAGTGGTGATTCTGGCCTTCATTTGTTGTTGAAAACAAGGCATCAAGAAAGGACATACGCGCCAGATAGTTTTCAGATTAGGCCTGATGGCACAATTTCTGCTAAACTGGCAAGGAACTCTACAGTTCACATAGATATTGGTGCGAAATGGACTGAAGGAGGTGCGTATCTTAAATATCTTCAGTTGTATGGGGATGAGATGGATATTTATGATGAAGTGGAAACGGGTTATAATGATTCTGTCATGATAAATAAGACATATGTTAAAGTAAGTGATGGGATTATGATGGTGGCTGATGGGGATGTGGAAGCTCTGGATTTGAATATTAATTCCATGATGTTGATGATGTACATGATGATGGGGTCACTTTGGATTAAGAAAGAAGATACTCATATGTATCGTATGTATCAATATATTTTGGAAGGATGTGCAGAACAACTTGCAGGTAAGACAGTTCGGTGGTTGAAAGATTTTGTTTTTATGATAGGTATTATGCCATCAGGGAGTTTAGAGACATCGCATGGGGATTCTTGGATTGTAGGAGTGATGATGTTTTTGACATTTATATTTTATAAGATGCGCAATTCGACAAAGTCAGTTAGGGTTAAGATTTGGAGAGCTTTATGTGAGAGAAGGTTGACTATTCTTATAACAGGAGATGATTTTGTTATGTCATACCCTAGGGATTTGGACTCTGAGATAGGAATTGATAGGTTTTGTGAGTATTGTTCACAAGTGTATCATATGAAATTTAAAATGAAGAATAAATACACTTCATTGATTACCTATTTGAGGGTTATCAACAGTCAAGTTATGGAAGTTTTGTTCCAAGGTCCTATTTACTTGAAAAGGTCATGGATTTTATCTTCAAATTTTAATTTGGATCTTACAGAGCCAAATATAGCAAGGGTTGTTCCGTGGAGACCCTTTGTTCAGTATAAATGGAGAATGGCTATACCAAAGAATAATACTGACGTATTTTGTAAGAATTTAGCTAGATTGATAGGTTTGGCATATGATTCTATGGGAATAGAACCTATCACATATGATTGTTTACTCTACATGTATAAAAGGACATATGTCGATTCATTAATTCTATTTCGAAACAAAGGAGAGTTGGATAGAAGGTTAGCGGAGTGGGTTGATGAAGACAAGAAGTATTATTATAAGGTAGGATTGAAACAAATAGCACCGGTTTTTCCTTCTAGGGAGAAGCTGTTGAAGAGGTCCATATATAATAGAGATGCTCATAGGCCACCTCACGGAGTAATGTCTTGGCAGCTCTGGGCTCAGAAAGCTGAAGACATTTTTTATTTTTCGTA